AATATCTCCACTTTTGGCATTGAGCAGTGCCAAGAGATTGTAAATACCGCTTACTAACAAAAATGTAAATAAAAATAAAACAATAAATGGGAGCAATAGTTTCCCAACAATTTTGGAGGTGCTCATTGACCTTCGGAAATATCGGATTAATCCCAATCGTTTTGATAAGTTATGGAACAAACACCGATGGGAACTTGGTAAACATGTTTCGCAACTCGATGGCGTGGCAATACCCCCCAAGGTGGTTCATTGTCAACACGATGTGGGAGAAGATTTGGTCATTTTGGAAGTCCAAAGTGGCACCACAGCTGATGCAGATATTTTTAGGGTTAATAACCAATCTTCTTACGAGAATGTGCAGTTTTCTGATCAGCATGATCCTTATGGCTATTCTGTCGACGCCGTAATGGATCCAACGCGTTCTCTACAGGATGCAAACGATGCTTCATTGGCGAATTTCTTTTCCCGCCCTGTCAAAATTGCGGAACAAGAGTGGTCTACTTCTCTTGATCTCAATTTTGATTTAAATCCCTGGGATCTGTATTTTGATAATCCGCGTGTTGCCAACAGGTTGACTAATTTTGCTCTTTTAAAAGCTAAGTTGAAAGTCAAGGTTGTAATTAATGGCAATGGATTTCAGTATGGAAGGATGTTGGTGAGTTATTTGCCCTATGATAATTGGGATTCACTCTCCACTAATGCAGCTTTGGTCAGGGAAGACTTGGTTCAGGCTAGTCAACAGCCCCATATCTTTCTAAACCCAACTGTATCAACTGGAGGTGAATTAACTTTACCTATGTTCAATTACAGGAATTATCTTGAGATTACTTCGTCTCAATGGAGCGCTATGGGTACGTTATACTTTCGTACCCTCAACTCTCTCAAACACGCTAATGGAGCCACTGATGTAGTTACTATCACTGTGTTTGCTTGGGCGGAAGATGTTTCAATGAGTGTCTTGACGTCCGTTGATCAAGATACTTTGACCCCCCAATCTGGAGAGGTGGATGAAGCCAATGCCAAAGGTTTTATTAGTGGCCCGGCAACATCTATAGCTAAGTTTGCAGCATATCTTAAGGGTGTTCCTTATATAGCACCTTTTGCCACCGCCACGGAAATTGGTGCTGGTGCAGCTGCTGCTATGGCAAAAATATTTGGTTACAGTCGACCTCCTGTTACAAAGGCCCCTGATCCAATACGTCCCACTGTTATCAGTAGCCTAGCTGTTACTAATGTCCCTGACACTACAGCCAAGCTGACAGTTGACGATAAACAGGAATTGACAATTGATCCACGTATATCCGGAATTGGCCCGGCTGATCCTTTGAATATTAGGGAAATAGCTAAGAGAGAATCATATCTAACTACGTTCAATTGGAATATTGGAACAACTCCAGATACATTATTGTGGAATGCAAGAGTAGATCCGTGTTTATGGGCTGAAAATGCTGGCCCTCCGACTTCATATCACTTTCCTGCTTGTGCGTTTGCCGCACTGCCCTTTCAGTATTGGAAAGGTTCTATGAAGTTTCGTTTCCAGGTGGTTTGCTCTAGTTTTCACAAAGGACGCTTGAAAATTGTTTATGATCCATATTTTATTGCGAACAACACGTATCTTGGATATTCAGAATATAATACCAACTATTTGAAAATTGTTGATATTGCTGAAGAACAAGATTTCACTATTGAAATTGGAAATGGACAAGCTACAAGTTTCTTAGAACATTTGAGTCCTGGATTGGATGGCGTTACTGAGGGTTATAGTACAACCAGATACACCTCTGCAGCGTCTACTGCTACGCGCGCCTGTTGTAATGGAACTATTGGAGTAATTATAGTTAACGAACTTACAACTCCTAATAGTACTGTTACGAATGACATTCAAATTAATGTATTTGTATCGATGGGTGATGATTTTGAAGTTGCTGTCCCAGACGATTTGTTCCAGAGGTTCGTCCTTAAACCTCAAAGTGGAGTGTTGGAACCGCAATCAGGTACTATTGTTGCTGACAGTCAGTCCACTGATGAGTTAGATGCACCACAGCAAGAACAGGCATGTATAGTTGGTTTACCACCTGTTGAAGATCCTAATTTAAATAAGGTGTTCTTTGGTGAATCCATTACTTCTTTTCGGACCGTTTTGAAAAGATACATGTTGTGGAATACAATAGCTAAGCTTTCAACCGCTAGATCCTATTGTGTTGGCCGTTTTCCAGCTTTTCCTTATCTTCGAGGAAATGTATCTGGAGCAGTTGATACTACAGCGGCTTTAGCACCTTATAACTATTGTAATACTGTCTTGCTTCATTGGGTCCGATGTGCTTTCTCAGGTAGCCGTGGTTCGATTAGGTATAAAATTGTCCCCAGAGGAGCTGTTACTTCTAACTGTACGTATGAGGTTAGTCGTGCTCCTTATCGGATTAATAGTCCTTCTTACTATTCAACCACTCTTGCCATGCCCACTTATACTACCACTTCTGAAGCAAGATATGGTATTATTGCAGATTGGCAAGCAGGGACTGCATCATCTTTGCCTGTTGATGCGAACCCGCTTCCTGGATATAGAGGTAAGCATCTTACTACTGCGATTGTCAATAACACTTTAGAATTTGAGATGCCCTATTATTCTCATTATCGGTTTACTCCGGGAAAACCCCAGGATACTACTTCAATTCAGACTTTTGAAGGAGCTTGGGATTACAGGATTGAAGATGATAGAACAGGTTCGAGTGCCCAAAACATTTCGTATGACGTGTATGTAGCTGCAGGCGAAGACTTTCAGACCTATTTCTTTACGGGTCTACCTCGTATGTATTACGAGTCCTCTCCCCCTGCAGCTTAGGCTGTAATCATTTGGAGACTGACACTCCTAAGTAATTAAAAGTAGCTTTTAGAGATTGAGCTAGCGAGCAAGATCAATCTACCACTCTGTGGCCGAGTGGGGGATGTGTAAACATCCTGGACTGCGCCGTATTTAGAATTCGTGACTGAATTTTTCCTATGGTGTGTTCCATAGGTTTTTAGGTCACAATTTTAATTAGCGTAGCCCTGTGTGGTTTGGTAACAAACCGCATTCAGGTTGAGTGTCCCATTATTTGCGACTCGACCTGCGTTG